GAATGACTGATCCTAGTACCCCGGTGGCGCCAGTTGCCATCGATCCTCCCATGATGTACAGCACCGACCAGCGTATGTCGTTGCTGATTCACGGCCCCTCGAAGATGGGTAAGTCGACCCTGTCTTCCACGGCACCCAAGCCAGTGCTCGTTCTTGACGCCGAGGGCAGCTGGCGTTTCATTCCGGTGAAGAAGGTTCTCTGGGATCCTACCACCGGTGGTCCGCCGATCTATGATGGCACGTGGGAAGCATGCATCGTCAATGTGCGTGACTGGGGCACGGTGCAGCTTGTGTACAACTGGCTCACCCAGTACATCACGCCTTTCGTGTCGGTGGTGATCGATTCCATCACCGAGATTCAACGTCGCTGCAAGACTCAGTTGGTCGGCAGCGAGCAGATGAAGATGCAGGACTGGGGTGCACTGCTTATGCAGATGGACACAGTCATTCGCGGCTTTCGTGATCTCGCTCTTGTGCCTGCTTTGAACACACGGTGCGTGATGTTCATCGCTGAGACAAGGCAGGCAAACGGTTCAGGCAAGTGGGAACCATACATGCAGGGTCAGATTTCCGTGTCTCTCCCGTACTGGGTTGATATCGCGGGCTATTTGTACCCAGACTGGGAACTCGACGCAAACGGGCAACCCACTAAAGAGGTTCGCCGCCTCTGGATCGGGCCTCATCCACAGTACTCGTGTGGTGAGCGGGTCCAGGGGAGACTGGGCAATTACCAAACCATCGTCAAAACTGATGGACACTGGGTTGGAAATGACATCACAAACTGGATGAACATCGTATTTGACGTGCAGCCAGCGGTTGATACAGTGGCACCCGTCGCAACTAAGGAGCTCATCGTATGACCACGATTGACTTCAGCAAGGCTCTTGCTGATGCGAAGACAGTCAGCTTCGAACCTCTTCCCAACGGTGACTACGACATCGAAGTCACTTCCTGTGATGCTGTGACGTCGGGCAACGGCAAGCCAATGCTCAAGGCGAAGATGAAGGTCATCTCCGGCCCGCACATGAACCGGCCGATCATCAACAACTTCGTGCTCTCACTCGACAACGCGGTCGCTGTCTCGATCTTCTTCCGTCAGATGAAGTGCTTTGGTCTCACCGACGAGTTCTTCGCTGCACTCGGCCCGGCAGGAAGTCTTGAGCCTGTCGCAGGTGCTCTCGCCGGTCGTCGCGCGCGTCTCACCCTGGGCCAAAAGGAGTGGGGCGGTGAAATGCGCAACGAGGTCAAGGGCGTGAAGCCCTACACCGGTGCGCCTGTTGCGGGGATGCCGAGTGCTGGTCCCGTCATCGCACCTCCCGTCTCGTCTGGTCCGGTCGCGCCCCCGGCTCCGGTTGCTCCTCCTGCGCCTGTCGCGCCGCCGGTTCCGGTTCAGCCGCCCGCTCCGGTGGCTCAGCCTGCCCCGGTGGCACCTCCGGCCGCTGCGCCGGTAGTTACCCCAGTCGAGTCGGCACCGCCTGCTGAGGAGGTCTCCGCACCCGCGGATAGCTCGCCGCCTCCGCCGGAGATGCCCATCTAGTACGATCTGCGTAGGGGTTTCCACACCGACAATGCCTCGTGCATCGCATAGCAAGAGTGCGCTCTACTTGGTGGAACGCAAGCTGACGTGAGTAGCCACAAGACGTCAGGCCCCGCTGCGCGTTAAGGAATTAACAGATCATTCGGAAAGGACGAATTGTATGCCTACGTTTCGTAAGCGTGTTGGGTACGGAAAGCTAGGACGAGTCATCGAGATTGACCCAAAGAAGTGGGGTGAATCCGGAGGGGACAACGAGCCTCCATACCTTCTCGAACAACTTGCCACTCGCAATCCTGACGTCGAGTTCGTTGTCGTCGGAAAGAACTCTGGCTGGGCGCCCCACCTTCCCAACATCACGAACCCGTGGCAAGAATGGCGCGCTGAAGCACGCTCGCACGCAAAGGCATCGCTGCAAGATCGCATCGATCGACTGGATCGTGTCACAGGCCCGACATTTGATTCACTCGATGGCATGGTGTTCTGGCTTGGACAGCACGGCACAAGCAACTCGCCCATTCCCAGGGTAGACAACCGCAACGTCGTCACGAGCCCACAAATCTCATTCGTTGAGTACGTGTCGTTCATCGCTCGTGGCATCAACCGGTGGCGTGATGTTGATCCTCTGAAGCGTGAGGAAGTATGGCTTCTTCCTGATGCTCGCAACTACTTGAAGTCTCGTGATCTCGCGTGGCCTCGGCGTCATCCAGTGTTGTGTCAGTTTGACTGGACTCGTGACGAGTGGAACGAGCGATATGGTGACACGCGTACCCCACAAGAATACGGTTTCAATTCGCTGCACGCCCGAGCCGAAGGTATGGGAGAGCGGTGGCGAACGACTGATACTTACGTGGGATCCGGACTCGAACTCGTCGGGATTCCTCGAGGATTTGGTGAGGAATCCCCCGCCGGGTGGGAAGATCGAGATCACGACTTCGGAATCCTCATCAACGAGGCTCGCAACTATGGAATGCGACCTGAACTCACTCGACTCCATGCCATGGAGCACTACGTCCGACCTCTCGGACCTTCTTGGGTTCATGGCACTTGGTCGAAAGACTCGCTAGCAAAGCTCAACACCGAAATCAACCCAATCCCATACAACCAAATCTTCAACCTGATGCAGACGACGAAATGCACCCTCACCACACCATCATCTGGATCAGGCTGGGCAACAGCAAAGCCATGGGAATCATTCGCCACGGGCATCATCTGTTTCTTTCACCCGCTCTATGACACGCAGGATCATATCCTGTTCCCCAATGGTGATCGTTACTCAGATGACATGTACAACCTGCACAAGTGGCTTCGTGTTAAGGATCCTGCTGATCTCGCACGTAAGGTCAAGGCAGTCAAGACATCACGTTCCACGTATGAGTGGCTGGCCAAGGTCCAGTACGAACACTTCAAGCGTGAACTCGAACGTCAGCGCTGTGTCACTACCATTGAGAGGCGACTTGGCCTGTGAGTAACGGAATCATCCTTGCAGGTGGCAAGGCATCACGTCTTGGTCCGCTCTCAACACAGATCAGTAAAGCACTTGTCTCCATCGGACAGCGACCTCACGTTTTTCACCAAATCGAGTTGATGCGTGCCGCTAATTGCGTGCGCATCATCGTCGTGGCAAATCCGGCCACGCACATCCAGGTCCAGACTGCACTCGAGCGTGCTGGGCATTACGACATCAAGGTCGTACCGCAAAACGTTTCACGTGGTCCGGTGGATGCAATCCTCGTAGGCCTGCACGCATTGGGCCCAGAGCGTCACAAGCACGACACGTACGTTCTGATGAGTGACACATTCATCGAGGAAAAGCTTGATCGACACTCGGGAACGTGGATCGGTGAAGCACTTACACCAGTTGGTAGTCGTTCATTTTGTGTGCGCGAAGATGATGGCACGTATGTCGATAAGCAGGTGCGTGTAGCGGATTCAGTTACCATTGGCGCATACCACTTTGCCGACACCATCGAGCTACTCAGTGAAGCCAGCACGGTAATGACACGCGCCAACTTGAACGACGAGCATGAAGTGGGCATGGGACCACTTCTCTCGTGCTTCCCTACTGCGAGAACCATTGCATTTCCAACGTGGCTCGACATTGGCGATGTGCACGCTCTCGCAATTGCACGTCGAACCCGATTCATCGCGCGGTCTGAGCACACGCTTTCACTAGATGATGCAGGTATTATTACGAAGAGAGGCACTGGAGAGCAGTTCGCAGCACAGCGAAATTGGCTGATTGAGCAATCGGCCATGGGAGACAGGTCGGCAAACCTCATTCCGAGGTACTTCGGTAGTGTACTCGACGGTGGGTATGCGATGGAGTACGTCGATCTACCTACGCTCTCAGAACTGTGGCTCTACTGGCCTGGGAGGCCCGATACGTGGGTCCGGATTCTCCAGTCTGTGACCGACCGTCTTGATCATGATCTATGGTGGTCAATCAAGTCTTATAACGAAGTTGCAAGTGCAGTTCGGGTGGCATCATGGTTCGCAGGTAAAGCACTTGAGCGACTCACCACTCTTGATCACGCGCTCGCGACGCGTCATTTTGATTTGCTTGAGCGCGCAAGTGAGGTGTTTACCTCAGCATCAATGGTGCGTGCGCACGGTGATTTGAACTTCAACAACATCCTTTACTCCATCAACACAGGTACGTGCAAGCTTGTAGATCCACGCGGCACACCGTTCATGCCGCTGATCTATGAGATCGCGAAGTTGCGGTACTCGTACCATGCCGGATTCTCAGCGATCACACACAATTTGTTCTATAATGACAATGTGCTGATGCCTGATCGTGCTGATGAAATCAAAGCTATGGATGAGTTTCTTGAGGGATACTTTTCGCTTGAACAGCTTCAAGTCGCTGAAGGTTGCCTTCTTCTCGCGGGTGCACCACTCCACAGTCCGCGTGAACGTGAAGTCATGATTTCACGCGGTGTTCAACTGATTAAGGAGATTGTGGGCTAGTGGACGTCATCAGCAAGACGATTTATGCGCTTAGGCAGCTCGAGTACAATATCGATGATAAAGCTGTCAAGCAACTTCGTGAACGCATCGAACTCACCGGTGTTGTGACACTTACTGGTGTTGGTAAGTCGTTTGGAGTAGCGCAGCTAGGCGCGTCACTCTTGCAGTCGGTGGGTTACCACGCTTCCGCAATCCACACCACTGATTTTCTACACGGTGGCCTCGGGACGATCTCGCGGATTGATCGCAACGTCATTATCTTCATCAGCCACTCTGGACAGACTGAGGAGGTGCTTGACGCACAACACATTGCTGAATTGCACAGCAGTAATGGAAGCATCATCACTGCAGCGGTAACGGGTAACCACCAAAGTGAGTTGGCTGAGCGGTGTAATATCGCACTAACGTACCAAATCGATGAGGATGGTTCAAAACACGGAACCATTCCCACGGTGTCGGTGGCGGTCCAGTTGGCGATCCTCAACACGCTCGTCTGTAATGTCGCTGATGCACTCACCACTGAACAACTTGGGTCTTATCACCCAGGTGGAACGCTTCACGAGAAGTACGAGGAGAAGATCGCAAGTGAGTGACAACTGGAAGTGGCTTGCTTCGACGAAGGAACTTCAGGAAAAGTCGTTTGGCTTTAAGCTTCCACTTTCTGAGGGTGATGCACTCGCTGATTATGTGACGTGGAACCACTCGGCACTCGTGCTTGAGGCTGGCGAACTTCTAAGTGAATTCGGATGGAAGACC